TTCTAAGTTTTCTTCCACAATATTCGCATATCTTTGTAATTCTCTAGCAAGCTCACTGGCAAAATCATTCATATTAAGTATGCTCCTTTGCGATAATGGTCAATGTTTGATACATTTCATCATCATTCATTGGCGGTTCGATAATGTCAAAGGTTCTAAGTCTTGCTTTATCCTTCAAAATAATTCGCATTAATTCTGTAATACCTGTTGTATAAGGAATTACAAAGCGATAAATTCGTGTAGCCTGGGAAGCTGAAGCTTCAATGTACTCTGAACCTTTTATCGTTTTTATCATCGCCCATGCTTTTTTAACTTCTTGCCAATTGCCTGTTTCAACTTCTTGATTCAATTCATCTTTTATTACTTCAGGCTGTTCAAAAATAATTCGATTCCTAAAATCACCTGTATTCAATGGTTTTTTGTACTGAAAAGGACGCATATTAATCACCGTCCAATTTTATTTCTTCTAAAGCTTTTGCAATGCCAAAACTATTAATTTCGGTTAAAAAATTCTTAGTAAAATATTCAAGTGCATCATTGTAAACATAACGAGAACGCTCAAAAACTAATTCTTTGAACGTCTCATCTTTGGTTATGTCATACGATCCACACACTTTTATTAGAGCCTCATTGGATGCAAAAAGGATACGTCTTAGGTTATCGTCTTCGTCATCACCTAATCGCATCCTATCTTTGAATTGCTGTAATATTTCATTTGAAATTAATGTATCCATTCACATCATCCTTGTGTTGGTGGCGTTACTTCTTCAAGTTTCAATGTGTAAACTTGTGAAGTGTATTTATCCTTTGGTTTACCTGTAGCATATTGTTTAGCAATATAAACTGTCGCATCTTCTAAAGCTAGTGTTTCTTCATATTTTTTGATTGGCTCTGTTCCACCCATCGCTGCAACATATTGCCCCTTAACAAAGAATAATACTTTCCCTTGAGGTACAAACACCGATTCTGTAAGGATCGGATTAAATGGCAAGCTTGTTACATATACTCCAGCCGCATTTTGAATTGTTGCGTTCGCTTGAATATCAAAAGTATCAAACGGATTAGTTACCATTACTACTTTACCAGCAATATTTTTTGGTCGATCTGCATCCGAACCATCAGCATTTAATTTTTTAGCTAGTAGTTTAACAACACCTTTTAATTCATTGATTGTTTTACGACCTGGTTCGAATGTTAAAGTGCCTACTGGCTTCTTATCTGGATATACTCCATTCACAACACTTCCACTTGGATCTTTTAATAACCCGATAGGTTCATTTTTACCTGTACCAGCTACAAATCCACGTTCTAAACCCACTTTCATTGCCTCTGTAATCATTGTACGAACATAACGTTCTACCCATACCGGTCCAAGTTTCAACATGTCGTTTGCTAATGGAATAAACGCTGTTAATTTAAGTTGTGAAATGCTATCTTTACGGAATGTAGCATTTAGTTGCCCTTTAATACCATCAAATAACGGTCCCCATACTGCTGCACCCTCTGGATCGCCGTAAATGAATTCTGTTACAGCCCCTAAATTTTCTAAGCCAATATGTTGTAAGAAAGGATGATCTTCAACTAAATCATCAAAGATTCGTTCTTGAGTTGTTTTAGGTAAAGTTTCAGTAGACTTAAAGCCACCTTCTTCCACAACTGCATTAAAGAACTTCATTTCCTCGCTTGTTAATACATTAGCGCCGCGAGATTGCATAATAGAACGATCTACCATTGATTCATTCACTTGATTTAAGATATCTGAACGAACATCTGTAGCAAGTGCTTCAATCATAGAATTTAATGCTGCCGATTGTTCTTCTGTTGTACCTTCCTGTGTTGCTTTCGCAAAAGCTAATTTCTTCTCTTCAAAGTTATTGAATTTAATAACCATATTTTATTTTCCTCCTATAGTTAAAAAGAGCTTACTCAGATTCTGCTTTGTATTAACAGGTTCTGGAATAAGCTCTTTTGGATTTGTATTCGTTTGTAAATCATTCAGGATTTCACCTTTTAACCCTGATAATGCTGTATTTAAATCTTCTTTTGTAATTCCTTGACCTTTTCCCATTGTTCCATTTCTAAAACCATCAATTACTTTCTGCGGGATCATAGTAGAAGTGGCACTTGAAGCTGTCATTTTAACTGGATTCTCCATGAACATGATTTCATCTACAAAATTATTTTCTAATGCTTGTTGTGGACCCATCCAAGTCTCTTCAGCCATCATATTAAGTAGTTCTTCTTCTGATTTACCACTTTTAATGACATAGGCGTTTACAATTGCTCGATCTGTTATTTTTAACATCTCAGCCGCCTTTTCCATGTCACGATGATCACCACCATTCCACATAGAAGCATTGTGAATCATGATTTGTGCTGTTGGAGAAATGCGGACTTTATTGGCAGCCATTGCAATAAATGATGCTGCACTTGCTGCTAAACCAACAATTTGAACTTCTACATGACCAGGATAATTTTTTAATGCCGTGTAAATCTCTGAACCTTCATTTACATAACCACCAGGACTATTTATTGATACAACTAATTCCTCGCCATTTGCATTTTCAAGTTCTTTTGAAATCTTACTTGGGCTTGTAGCATCCATTTCAAACCAATCATAAATCCATGCTTCATCATTTGAAATAATTGGCCCTTTAACATCAATTTTCACCGTCATTTTCTTTCTCCCCTCCTTCAGATTCATCTAATTTTGTATAGTTTTTCGTAATATGATGAATATTTAGGTTTGGATCATCAGAATCTTCATAATCTACTTCTGATCGAATCTCATTTCCTGTAAATGCACTTGAAGAAATGAGTTTATCAATACTTGTCGCAAGATCAAATATACTTTGATAGGAAACAGCCTTAACCTCAATTCTTCGTCCCAAAAGATATTCACTCATTTCAAAGAATTTAACGTTCGCTTCATCAGATAGCTTTTTTAATAATGGCCGTACTGTAAAAAGCATATAATTTTTCGTTTGCTTTTCTACATCAGCCATTTCCCCATATATCAGAGCTGTTGGAATACCAAATGCCATAGCTACTTGATTTAAGAAACCATTTGTTACTTTATTGATTTCTTCCACACTTGGGCCATTCGCAACACCGTTGTATATCTCGTTATAATTAATACCCTTTTGTTGTGGGACAATAGCTATATCTTTTGAGCCAATCGACTTATACATGTTGTCTATAAACTCTTGTAACTTCGCTATTTGTTCTTCTGTTTTAGCACCAATCATATCCATATCAACCGTGCCACGAACTTGATTTTTACGCTTCTGTGAGTTTAATATCCTACCAAATAAATCTCCGTAATCCGCAAATAATCCATCGATAAGTGGAGATAATTTATCATTTCGATACTTTAAGTGAATTACTTCGCTTTGTTTAAAACTTCTCTTAAACGTGTAATCTTTTACTGTTACATCTGTAAAAGCATCTTCATATACAGCATATTCGTTATGCTGAAATCCATCGGCAATAAGTAAATCACCATCATCAGCTTGTATGACTAAGCATTCATTATCATAAATAAGTTTACGAATAAATCTTTCCCAGAAGGTACTTGCGGTCATATTCTTATTCGGTCTAACGTTTAGTCGATAATAAAGCTCATTCTTCTCAAATGTTTTACCGTTTCTTACCCTGAATTCAGATTGACTAATCGTTCTTCCTAGAAAAGATACGCATGTATCAAGTGCTAATCGTTTCATGTGAAGCCTATTTGCTGTATCAGCAATCAAATCCAAATCTAGCATAAATTCTAGTTCTTTATTTCTTTTAAATACTGAACCTAACCATCCAATGGCTGTCACCCCCTTTATTAGAATTTAATGTTACCTATAACAAAATCAGTTGCTTCTTGTATCTCATCCGCCCGATAAAGAGCATGAACAAAACACTGAAACCCATCTGTTTTTCTACGTACAGGTTCTTTCTTTTCATATATTTTATTTCCATCACCTTTGATAACAACCAACACATTTTGCGTATACCAACGCATTAGCGGATTATTATCAAAAACAATTTGTTTATTTGCAAATGCCATTTCAATACGTGGAGCTAATAAACTATGAATTGCTTTTGGGTTTCGTATAACTTCTATTTCAAAACCCTCTGCTACTAATAATGGCCTTATTGCTTCCATTCTAAAGTTATCAGCTATAATCTTTTTAATTCCATATTGTTCTCGCATTTCTACAAACCAATCAACAATGTGTTGAGGATTAATAGTTGGTTCATCCACAACTGTTAGTAAACCTTGCTCTTCCCATTCTTTTATTGGAGCAAATTTTTGTTTTTTAAACTCACCCGCTTTTTTAGAATATCCATAATAGATATCAACAAATTCTTTTCGAACAAAGGAATGAGTTTTAAAAATGTACTCCCCATTTTGTCTAAATAAAAGACCACATGCTGCAAAGTCTCGAATACTTGCAAAGTCTAATGCCCCTATACATTCTTGAGCATATAAATCAGGAAATGGACGATTTGTAGCAAGAATTTCTGACCATTTCGCAACAGATCGCTCCAAGTTTGTAACCGGCAAGTTCATTCGTTTTGTCATGAACTCTTCTCGGTTGCTTGGATCATCCTCTAAATCCTCGTATTCTTCTTTTATCGTTTCAAGTAATCCCTCAGCATACTCACTTAAAGGATAAGATAACATTGGATTCGCCATTTCCCAATTATCGATATCATCGACTTCTTTTTCATCATTTAATTTACAAATGAACGGAAAGATAGCATTTGGACGGGCTTCACCATTTGAAACTTTCATTGCTTTTTCTTTTTGCTTATCTAGAAATCCGTCTCGTACATACCCGTCTGTACCAATGTAAAATTCGCGTGGGTTTTTCTTTTTCCCTAAACCACTAATGTGGACTCGAACATCTTTATTGCTTTCATATTGATGTATTTCATCAAATACAACCGCGCCATCACGCAAACCATCTTTTGTATCTCCATTAGACGTTCTAAACTTCAATATACTTCCTGTTGCTTTAGAGACAGTTTGGGTTAATGTAGTTTTAAATGCTCGTTGCAATATTTCATTTCGTTTGACGCATTTATGAACTTCATCTGGACTGGTTTTCGCCTGCTCTTCACTGTTTGCAACAACGGAAATGTTATACTCCGTGATACCATGCATTTCACTAATTAAAAAATGAATGATGACTGATATTAATCCGTTTTTACCGCCACCACGTCCTAGCATCCATAAGAATTTACGATAAAATACACGCCCGTTTTTCTTATAAAACAAAAAAACGAATGCTATTAAGAATTTCTGAAATGCTTGCAACGGAAAGTACCATTTCTCTCCAAAACGGATACACTTCTCAATCATTTCATCATCAAAATATAAATCGTCTCTGTTCAAAACATATTTTTCTAGATAGTCAATTAACAGTTCTCTTTCTTTGTTGAACTTTATTTTCCCACTCCTATAAAGCTCAATATATTCATCTACATACTTTTGCCTGATCATATTAAATCACTTGGACTGTATCCCGTATTAGAAGCACCAACTTTAGGAACGAATTTTATATCTCTTCCTAAAGCAATTAAAGAACTGTTAATTTTATTCCTCTCACTTATAAGAGGGTGGGCTTTAACAAAAACTTGAGAACCATTTTTTACTGTTACAGATTCGCCTTCTTTATTAATGGTTTTATTTATTTTTCTAAATGCTTTGACCAGATCAATATATCTTTCTACTTTTTCAACTTCAACTAAATCTGTGATATCAATACTATTCATGAGCTGTTCTTTTAACCTCACAATACTAACAGCCATCTACCCACCCCCCCTTACGTGCGAAAATCGAAAAAAACCTGACAGTTAACCCCCTCCTCCGGTGCCCCTTAGAGCATATTTTGATGAAATATTTTAAGGGGGGGTACTGTTTCTGAATCATTTTCACCACTTTTCATCGTGTTCCCATTTATTCTGTTTCTTTTTGAATGTTCTACCATGTTCTTTATTGTGACAATCCACACAGACTGTTTCGAGATTTTCCATTTCTAATGCAAGTTCTGGATGATGTTCGAGTTCTTTTATATGATGAACAACGAGTTGTATTTTCTTACGCTTGGCACTCTCACTGTACTCATTGGTGTCCACGCGAACATGACCATTACGTTTACACTCTTGGCACTCATAGTTGTCACGCTTCTTCACATGCTCACGTATACTCTTCCACTCACCACTGTCATAGAACTTACGCTTCTGTTGTTTGGTTTTATATTCATTCACTATCCGTTACCTCAATCACACCCGTATCAATCCGCTTCTCCCGATGTTTTATATCAAGACACTTCTCACAGTAGAAAGTAGCAGCAACATCTACACCATAATAATTAGCATCAGAATAGAAAGAAGTAGTATCACTATCTAACACCTGATACTTATGCTTACACATGATCCTCACTCCTTATCTATAAAATAAAAAGCACCCGAATGGATGCTTTTTATTTTAGTATTAATTTACACTTCAATTACGGTAAATGAAGTTTTATTCTTCTTCCAATCACCTAATTTTGTTTACATTTATTTGCATCAATATTATTAAGTAACTGGAAGAAGAGCAAAAGCCCTTCTCCGTTTACACAACGTGAATTGCAATTGAATGTGAAAACAAGAAACAACTGTTCATTCAATCTACAATCATCGCCACCGGTCATGACGATCCATTTTCAGTTATAAGGAATCTTGTGAGCAATGTTTTCCGCCACTACTCACAATACAAATATAACATGCTAATTCCAAAACAACCGGCACATTTACTGCCAAAAAGCGGTCACGATTCTGCCACTCATTTTAATTCCCTAATAACCTTTATTTTCCTAGATTACCTCACTGCAACAGCCACACTGAATAAATTGAATTTTCTTTCAGTAATTATGCTTGATCGGATTGTAGAACATGTAATGGAGGTGGAATAATCCAACCTTTTTTCTTATTCAGACGAAGTAATATAGCTCCAGCTTGTGCTTTTTTCATATGAAATTGACCAAACATCATTCCAACATCTTCTCGAAGAGATTGTCCCATAGCTTGACTACATGCTACTAAACCAGCAGCAAGATCCATAGAAACTTTAGCTGCAATTTCTGCATCATTAATACGAGCACCAGGAGGAATCGTTTCAATAGATGCAACTGGTCTTTCTGGAGGTGCTGGTGGTAATGCAACACCATTCAATTTCAATATATTTTTTAATTCTTCAACTTCTGATTGGATATCATTCTCTACAAGGTTCTCTAAAAATTTCTTTAAATCCTCGTCTCCTGTATGGTTAATAAGAACTTGATATCCAGCAATCGCGCCTTGTGCCGCTGCAAGATAACTCCAAATCCCAAAGACTTCTCCGTAGTGCATTGGTTCATTTTGTGGATTTCCACTTAAAATACCCATAAAAATATTCCTCCTTAAAGAAATTAGACTTTTAGCAACAATACTCACTATAGAAAAAATTTTCCCAATCATGTTCTTGATTAAAGAAAATAAGTTCTTATAACTCATAAGGAACACCTTACCCAAATATAGTAATTACCTCTCATAGAATGTACCGTTACCAAAAATTTATGCTTAAAAAGAATAAATACATTTCAATTAACTTAATCCATTATTATTAAGTACTTTTAATAATAAAAATTAAAGATATTTATCATAATTTGAATTCAAATGGTTTTATATATTTTCAACCGAATATTGTCTAAAGGGACTGGAGACATTACTAAATACGAAAGGAGGGAAAATCATGAAGAAAAAACTTTCATCTATTTTAGGTGTCCTACTACTAACTATTACGTTTTTTGGTACAAGCATCCATGCTGAATACGATGGATATAATATGAATAGAGTTAACAATAATAATACTACAACTCGAGTTAATGACTATAACACGAATAGAGTTAATGACTATAACATG